ATTTTATTAAGATGCTGCAATAGTTGCTGGACCTACAAAGTCTGTTTGAGCAGACAAAGTAACAGTTGCTGTTGTAGCGTCTGTTAGTGCAGGGTTAACAAGAATTGCTTCAACTTTACCTGTAAAGTAGAACTCTGTGTTTGCTTTTGCAAGAGTAGTTCCTGCGCCTTCGTCTTGAGTACATGCTTCTTCTGTCAGCATGAAACGGAATGCGATTTGTTTACCGATAAGTGCGTGTAAGTCTTCCATATCCGAGGGAATGTAGTTTACTGTTACTTCCAAAGTTGGAGCGTCAGCTTGACCTTGGACCTGTGAAGATGTCTTTTGACCGTAAACAGGAACGTTTACGATGTTTGCAGGAGTACCAATTGAAGGAAACTCACGTACAGAAGGCATACGAAGATGGTTAGCAACGCCTGTTACTTGACCGTCTGCTGTGTCTGCTGTGCCTGGAGTTGAGCCTACAAAAAGTGCTGCATATTCAGCTGCAGTATCAGTTCCTGAAGGAATTGCTTCAGTTACCATATCGAGGTAAGTAAAGATACCTGCACCTAGTGATGAAATATGTGCCATTTATTATTCTCCATATATTTTAAATGGTATGATATAACTTGCGCTATAAAGCGATTTATTAGCTGGGTCTAACCCTTCTACATTTATATAAGATGTACTAAGCTCTGTGCCATTGGTTAAACGTTTATTTTGTAAATTATTGTCTAAAATATCTGCAATTTCCATGATTCGGGACTGACCCTCACCTGCCTTTACAAAAATTTTAATTGCAACCAATCCAGAAAGATTTTTATTGCCACCATGAGCTAAATACCCACTTGTACTTGGAAGCACATTTAATCTAAGAAATTCGGTCTCTGTGTTTATTACACCCTGATAGTTATCAGGATAAATATCTATATTATTAGCTGTCCAAGAAGCTGTTGAAAATACTCCTTCAATATCATCCATAAGGTTATCATACATTATGAAACCTCCTTGGTTAATATCGCTTCAATAACAAAACCATTATCACTGTAATCAATGATATTATAAGCTTTACTATTAACAGTTAAAGTATCATATACTGAAAGATCAACCCCTGTTTTCATTAATGCAGTTAAAATAAAAGCATCACCAGAAGGTTTTTGAGTTGATTGTATAATTACTTCAACCGTTTGTGTTGCAGTAGTACTAACAGTACTTCTTGTAGCAAAATTATAAGCAGAGACTGATTTACTAGAAAGTGTGCCTGTTTTTACCAAGTCTCCAGCAGCAGCAAAAGCCTTATTTACAGAGGCAGTTACTCGTGCTGATAGTGACATTAGTTAGCCCTCCACCATGATTGTCCTAACCCGCCATCTCCTCGGCGAATAAGTGGTTTAATAAAGTCTCTAACATACTTAGGAAAAGTCGAAACTCTTGCAACATCGTTATTTGAATCTGTAATAGAAATATTACCCACTCTAATAGATTCAAAAGTTTGAGTTGTTCCTGTTAAAAGGTCTTCATTATTTACAAGGTGTAGTGCTTGCTCATAAACAGCAATCTTTACTTTATTTGGCACTTCGTCTATAGCAATTTCTATTTCCTGACCCATACGGGAATCATAGTAAATTGCTTGTTTACGAGGCCAAGCAAGAGCTTGTGAAGAGCTAACAGCCGTGCCAATCCAAGGATTGTCATCAATTATCTGAGTAGCTGTAACTAAAGCTTCCTCTTTTAATGCATCTGCAGCATTGTCCCAATTAGCTGAGTCAATGCGTGTTTCAAAATAAGAGTCTGCTTCAGAAATTGCTACATAACTATTAGTATTAAGAACTAAAGCCATTAGCTCCTCCTAAATCTTATGAGTGATAGATAGGTAGAATGCCTAGATTTAGGCTATCCATTTTACGTGACCATGCAGAAGACGCTGCCATGCTTGTGTTAGAAGCAAAAGCGTTAGTTGCGCCAGCCCAATCATAACCCATTGGATGCATAATAAAGCCATAACGGTACCAGATGTTTGTAGAACCACCACCTGTGTAAGATGCTGCATCACGATCTACTTCTACTGGAGTAGGAACGTTAACAGGGGCAAAAGTAATAGAGCTAGGTTTTACAACGAATGAACATTTTGTAGATTGTGCATTTAAGTCACCACTTGCTGGTGTAATTGCTTGGTTTGCACGAGTCATTACTAGACGGAATTTACCACCAAACAATGTGTTAAATTGTAGGTTGCCATCTGTAATGATTGTTTCGTCAACAACGTTAGCTGCACGCATTTCTGCCATTACTTCTGGTGAAGTAATTAGATACATGTAGTCTGGCTCATAGTCTTTGAATGCCATACCGATAGCTTTGAACAAACGCTCACCACGAGCTG